GCTGCGTGTAGTTGAGTTTCACGATCAGCAACGGGTACGTAGTACCGACCTCGTCGCCACGGGGGCCACCGACGTAGTCGATGATTCGCAGTGGTAGGTTTGCGTCGGTGCCGATGGTGGACGCATCGAGCGCAACGCGCGAAACCTTGAACGTGGTGTTCACCGAGCCCTGAACAATCGCGGCGTTCTTACCGTAGATGTCCAAAGTGTTGGTGATGGCCTCATCAGCCATTACAACGTACAGAGCCTGTGGGTCATCAACGACATAGGCCAGAGCGTCAGAAGCCACGGTGCCCGTGGGCCACAGGTTGCTGAACGTGATCTGGTTGGTCGATGGATCGGTGTAGGTGCAACCTACGAACACGCCTAGCATAGCGATATCGGCCGAAGTGTCGCCCGTACCAGTTTGCTTGTCAATCGTGGTCGAAGTGCCGTTGTCAACTAGTTTGACGATGTCTCCAGCAGCGATGTTGACTGCCAAGCCCGACGCGATGGGGTACTGGCGGAAAACTTCCAGCGAACCATTGTCGAGACGGCCAGTCGCACGCAGACCGAAGGGGGCGTTTACGGTACCCATTGGGTATCTCCTTCATCTACATTTCGTTTACCGGTAAGGTCAGTTACCGAATGAGGTCTTAGTAGTACGCTCCGGCCGAAACAGGGGCATACGTGAGTCGGATTCTTTCATAAGGTTACGGTCAACAGAGTCGATCTGGTTTTGAGCGATCTCGAGTTGCCCTTCAACCCGTGCATCTACGTCTTCTGACGCAGCGGCACACAGCAAAAGTCCACCCACTTCAACGTTGCCCACGAATCGCGAGTCAACGTCAGACATAATTTGCAGCTCAGGATAGTCAGCGGCCTTAACCGGCGTATAGCCCTCGCGGAACCTTGCAGAGACATTGGTCATGTCTGCGTTACCCAGTGTGGAGGTGCGAATCCAACGGAAACTAAGTCCGTTTTTCGGTTCGGGGGTAGGCAGCATAGACTGTCGCTTCCACTGTTTTTTGCGGGAGCCCGTCGCTTCACGGGTCTCGAGGGTTCGTGGTGTCCGGTCAGCCATTTTGCATATCCTTCAGTTTTTGCGCCGCATATTTCTCAATCGGTACACCTAGGCGCTTGGCGAGAGCGACTTCGGTTGAGGTTAGCACGACCTTGCGTGGTGCTTTTGTGCTGCGAGCAGCGGGGGCGACCACGGGGCCAGCCTGACGTCGGGGTGCTTTTTCCTCAGTAATCCCATCGTCAAACTTATCCGGAAACGTACGGCGAACCGCTTCGTTAATCCTAGAGTAATACAAATCGCTCTTCGGATCAACTCCTTCTGCGACCAGATTCTCGTGCACACCCATGGCGTAGCCAGTCATGGCCTTATCTTTCATAAACCACGTGTTTTCCTCGGCCCATTTCATGGCGCGATCATCGGGTTTAGGAATATTTGGGGCCGCTTTCGGTGCTTCAGTCGGAGCCGTAGGGCGTGGCCTGTAGTTGGAGATACGATCTGCCTGATTTTGCAGTTGGATCAGCTTTTCCTGTGCTGCAAGTACGGCATCGGCGTCGCCGCTCTCGTACGCGTTCTTGTAGGCAGTGCGCGTGGCGGCAAGTTCACTATCTACGCGGGCCTTCGACTGAGAAACAAATGCTGTTTCCCCTTCGGCGTATGCCTTACGAAGCTCTTCGTTCTCCTTACGGATTTTTTCCGCGTAAGAGATGGCTTCCTCACGTAGTCGTACAGCGTCTTCTTTGGCCCGGCGCTCATTGTGCTGGTCAAACTTCAGCTTGCTGATGCGCTTTTTGACGCTCTCGGAATAACCCTCTAGGTCTTCGTCATCGGCGCCATCTTGGGTTTCCGTCTTGTCGGGTGCCTTGGGCTTACCCCGGTCTCGTTCTGGAGTATCGTCTTGGATTTCGATCTGTAGCTCGTTGTTGTCGTCCAAATCGACTTCAATGTCGTTATCTTGCGCGCTCATGCTCGGCTGTACCCCCGTGGGTCTTCGACAACAGCTTCAACTGTGTCGTCATTGATAAGACGGAACTCCTTGCCCAGCACTTTGAAGCGTGTGCCAGAGTAGGAACGGAAAATCACGAAGTCGCCCTCATTACACCAAGGGCCGTTCGGGAATTTGGTGATGTCGCCGTAGGCTTCTGGGCCCGCTTTGACAACAAAACCAACGATGGATGCTGTCTCTTCGGCCTTCTTGAGCTGCTCTGGCATAAAAACGCCACCATCTGTCTTCTCGTTGACTTCCGGAATGGCAATAAGGAGGCGATATCCTGCCGGCTCGGGTAGCCGCGCTTTTAGGTCTTCGTCCTCAATTTTGTTTGCTGCGTACATATTATCTCCTGCAGTGATTCAGGCTCACAGTGCCTTGCACGGACTATCCGTGTTAGTGGGACTACTACCTTATATAGTGTCAGTTCGCAATAAATCTTTCCTCTAGGTACTTTATGTCACCTTCTACGCGGTCGTATGCGGAATACTCGCCCACAAGTTTGCAGTATTCCTCGAAAGATGCCGCCCCGCCCGCGGCGAGGGTGTCCCGAATCACGTCCTTTTTCGAGCGGATATCCCGTAGGAGCAGGGCAAATATTGTATCTTCCATCAGTTACCACCCGGAGTAATGTTGCGCTGCTGTAGGATTTGCGCCGCTTGGATTGCCAGACGCCCGCCATCTACCTGAGCCTTTGTATTAGCGGACACTGCATCTGTGGCCAGCTTAGCCATTGTGTTTGCGGCCGCGCGGTCGTTCTCGCTCTCGACGCGCTCCTGCTGGATGTACAAGTTACCGGCGCTCGTAGCTGCGCTGATCTCCAGCTTCTTAGTGTCGAGTCCGATCTTGTGATCCAGCTCACGCTCTTTCAGCTCGAGCTCCTTCATCTGGATAATCGTCAGCGGGTCTTGCGCCTGCTGCTCTGCCTGCTGCTGTGCGGCTTCGGCTTGGTTCTTACCAAACAACTTTGCTGCGGCCTGCGCGACCATCCGAGACAACTGAATCTCGACGTCCTCTGGCAGTTGCTCACCCTCTGCCGGCAGCGGTACGCCCAACTGCATCTCAATCTCTTTGCGGTACTGATACGCAATGTGCTCAGTGACGTGGGCCATGGAGGCTGCCTGAATTGCTTCCGCAAACGGCGACTGCCCAACCATCTGAGCAATCTTGGGGTCTTGCATCGCGGCCATGTGCGTAGCGATGTGCGCCTCGTGGTCTTGGTACAAGAACGCCTTGACCGGTGTTTGCTGCAGCAGTGCCATATTTTCTGCGACAGGGTCGGAAGGCTTGATATCACCGGGCATTTTGATGATCTCGGACGCGTCTTGGATACCAAGAACACCCAGCATCTGCTGGTGCAGTCTGCCCATGTCGTAGAGCTGTGGGGCCTGTTGTGCCAACTGCAGGGCGGCTTGATACTGCATAATCCGCTGAGCCATGGTCGCGGCGTTAGGATCGGAGACAGGAATCACGTCCACACGGCCATCAAAGTCGTCGATGCGGCTGAAGTCGCCCTCTACCTCGTAGGCATATTCCGCGGGCATGTAGTCGTGGATAATCCGCGACAGGATACGCAGCTCTTGCTTCATCGCCGCATGCAGGCGTGCCTGCACACCGGACATAACTTTCAAGCTGCGCTCGAGCAGAGCCAGCGTCGTTCCAACTGGGGCGTTTGCGCTCATGTCGCCAACTTGGATATCAGCCACGGAACCGATGCGACGGCCTTCCTCAACCACGTTGCCGAGCAGCTGGTACAGCACACCCGAGGGTTCCTTGTACGGCATCGGGAACAAGCTGTCTCGTAGCGTACCGCCCGTAACGTCAGCATCGCGCCACTCGCCGGGCATAATCGGAGTGTTGTCGCCCTTGATACGCAGGCTGCGAGACTTCAGACCAGCAGGCAAGTTAGACAATGTGCCTGCGTCGATCAGCTGACGCATGATTGACGTAGCAGACTTAGCCAGTCCACCGATCAGATGGATTAATCCCGTGCCATAGAAGCCCATACCCGGCAGGTATGGATAGTGAGTGAAGTGCATAAGCTTGCGCTTCTTGGTATCTTCTTCCTTCCAGTTCCGGCGGATCGACAGGATGGTCTTGGACGTCTTATCAATCGTAATCACATATGGGCGTGCTACCCCATTTTCATCGTCAAATGGTTCCGGTAGGTCGATGTCGACGTGCATCTCAAGCAGCGTGCGCCGCGAGTCGTCATCGTAGGGTACATCTTCGCCAGCCAGCTCGTTGTACTTTTCCTCGATGTCCGTCAGGTCTTTTTCTGGGTCAGGTAGATCGACGTCCCTATAGAACTCGACCACCTGTAGCTCACGAACTTCATTCTCCGTCTTCTTCATCACGTGCGTATATCGTGGGCAGATTCGCAAGTTTGACGCGCCGTAGGACACAACGTAGTCTTCCGCCGGAACAAAAATGGACGTGGGGCGCTCGTAGATCGGATCGTAGTATGTCTTCTTAAACGCAGAGCCGGCCAGCGGAAGGCGGAACAACATCTGCTCCAGCTCGTCGCGGTACTCGGACATCTCTTCTGTAATCAGGTAGTTCATCTCGTCTTGGACGCGCTGGGCTTGCGCTGCCTTCTCTGGCGTCAGCTTACCCATGATCTTTGTGCGGACGGGCCCAGATGCGGGCATCAGCTCTCCCATGGCCTGCGCTTGGAATCGTACAACGGCTTCAGTCAGCATCGGGTGATATACCCCAGAGGCGCCATCCCAAGGCTGGGTGCGATCCTCAAT